CGGATCAGACTTGCGAGGGCCGTGACCATTTCGTCGGGACGGATCGGGGCTGCTCCAACTGCGGCAGGCTCGTGATCGCGTGCGTGATGAGACCGTGCTCGGCCTTGCGTAAGCGGTCGTACGAGGCCGGGTGGGACGATAGCGGCGAGGGAATCGGGGGAGCGGGAACTGATGGCTGAGACGCCGGCTTCGGTCTGGCATGGCGAGATGAGCCTGTTCGGCGTGAAGCTGCACCTGCATGTGCTTGACGACGGGAGACGGATCGTGGAGGCCGCGGACATGGCGGCGCTGCTGTAGGCCATGGAACACGGCGGCCCGGTTGACGAGGACGAGATAGCGGCGTTTGCCCGCTGGCAGCGCGGCGTCAACGACGTGGAGGGGAGCGCGGATGGGTGAGCGCGTGATCGCACCAGAGGAGATCAGGCCGCCGATACCGGCCACGCTGGCGGACCGCCCGGTCCGGGGCGGCCTCGCCTACCCGTGGGTGAACGTCGAGCTGGCGGACGGCGAGGCTGGATCGTGACCACCCGGAGACCAGCGAGCGACCGCCGCACCGATAGGATAGACGCAGGTCAATCGGCCCCTCCCTCATCGGTGCGGACTTCCCCCTAGATCGGTGCTGTTGTCGTGCTGCCCTGGCTCCTCGTCGCTGCTGTCGTCCTGCTCCCCGTTGTCCTGCGTATCTGGGGCGAGCCCGACGACCCCGGTAACGGCACGGTTCACCATTCGGGGGATGGCGAACCGGAACAGGACCCGGAGCTGCGGGTCGCGGCGTGAGCGCACCCGTGTTGGCACTCCTGCCGCTGGTGCATCACAATTCGCCCATGAGCAGCGAGGAGCCGTGTCCTGGTCCCTGCAACCGGCGCTACCGGGAAGCCCGCGACACCTACCGCCAGGCCCTCGCCGACTATGACCCGCTGGACTCCTCCCAGTCGCGCCCTGACCCGCCAGAGACGGTCCCGTGGCAGGGCGAGCCTGTCTGGTGCCCGGCGTGCGCTTCACGGATCATGCAGAAACTGGCCCAGCTGGATTACCTCGCCGGCATCCTCGCCGCTGCGGCGGACGGCCACCGCCCCTCCGGAGGTCTCGAGCGGGTATCCGGCTCCCAGGAGCAGCCGTCCCCGTCGCAGGCCGGCGATGACCTGGACGAGATGTTCGGGATGCTGTCCACATGGGAGGAGATCTACCGGGGACTGAAAGGCTGGCGGTCCGGGCCGCCGCACGGCGAGCTCGCCTCACGGGAGACGGAGTGCATCAACTGGCTGCAACGCCACCTGAAAGGCATCCTCGCCTCGGAGGCCGCCGGCGACTTCGGCCGGGAGATCCTGCAATGGCACCGCGAGGGAACCGGATCAGCCAAGGCCGGGGTGCGGACGCTGCGCAAGCCGATGCGCTGCCCGTCCTGCCGGATGCTAGTGCTGTTCTGGACCGAAGGGGAGAAGAACGTCTACTGCAAGAACGTCGCTTGCGCGCGTGTCCTGTCGCTGGCTGAGTACGAGATTGAAGCGGAGCGGCAGGCGGCCATCCTCAAGAGCGGCCAGGAAGTCCCCGCCGAAGCCGGCGCGGCCTGAGCGCGCCGTATTGCCAACGGCCGACTACACACGTTAACCTCACCGGTGGATCACTATGCTCACTGAGGCCCCCGGTACGCCGGGGGCCTTCGCCGCGTCCGGGGGTGTCCTGTTGCCTGACGGCCCCCTCGACATGGACGCCCTGCTGTCGGCCACCGACGCGGCCAGGTATGCGCGGGTGAGCGTCAACGTGATCGTGAACTGGCGTAACCGCGGCTGGCTGCCCGTCGCGACCGATGAGCGCGGGAATGAGATCCGTGACGGGCGCGGACGCCCCCGTTACCGGCTGCTTGCCGTTGCCAGGGCCGAGGCCCGCACCCATGAGCGGGCGCAGAAGATGGCCAGCACAATCACGCGCCGCGCTGCTGACGCCCTCGCCGCCTGACCTTCCCCCCCCTGAACGGAGCACCCCCATGACCACTCCCGCGCCGAACCTGGTCCTGACCGTGACCCTGGACAAGGAGGTCTACGCGCCCGGCGACGTCGTGAACGCGACCCTCACCCTGACGCAGCTCGACCCGTTCACCGTCACCGGTTCCGGCACCGTCGACAGCGCCACGGCCAACGGCACCGCGACCGCCAGCATCACGGCCGTCCCGTCCGGGGCGGTCTCGTTCGGCATCAGCGACTCGCTGAGCGGTGCGTGGAGCCAGGTGTCCGTCGAGGCCAACGTCGGCGTGTTCACCGAGACCCTCCCGGCTACGTGACCGTACTGGCCGTCACCGGGACCGCTGAGGTGGGCGGCCAGGTGGTCACCGGGACCGCCACAGCTGAGGTGTCCGACGACGTGCCGCGCCGGGGTATCACCGAGGTCATTGAGGTCACGGTGGACGCGCGGCGCCTCCTCGTCTTCGAGGAGCTCGTCGAGGGGCATGCGGCGGCGATCCGGCGTGACCTGGAGCGGTTCATGGCCGGGGAGGAACCTCGCGGCGGGTTCGAGTGGTTCGGCCGCGAAGACCGCAGCAGCGGAAGGGGCGAGTGATGGCACGCGTCAAGGTGCATATCCCCTGCATGCGGCCCCTCGCCGAATGTGACTGCCCGGACGACGACGACGGCCAGGTCCTCAGCCAGGACGACGGCGACGGGGACGACGTGGCCTGAGCCGCTACGCTGGAACGGTGAGCACCAGCCTGTTCGCAGCGCTGACCGGGGACATCGGCCCTATAGGCACCGTCACCCGCATGCCCGATGCCACCTGGCCCCGTCTCGTCCGCGGGCAGCGGGTCACCGCACACGGCCGGGAATGGCGTGTCACCGAGGCGGAAACCAGCCCGGACGGCGCGGAGACGTACACGCTGGAGCCTGCCGGGGTTGTGGACGAGCGGGAAGCACGGAGGCGGGCGCTCCGCACAGGCGCGGTGGGCTAGAGCCAGCCCTTCGTTGCCCTGCCCACCCTGCGCCTGACCGGGCGGCGGCCGAGCTTGAGCAGCAGTGCCCCGAGGCCGCCCCGCTGGTACGCGCGGGCGTCGGCCAGGGTGCGGTCGATCAGGTAAGCGTCCCGTTCGGTCCGGCCAAGGCCGGTTCTCCTGCGCTGTGTCATGACCGTGCTCCTTTCGCTAGATGATGCGCTCACAGGTCTTGCAGTATGCGCCGGGCCTGACGCGGTGCGGGCATGGTCCCGCCGCACGCACGGGCTCGCGGAGCTTCACGGGCGGTGCAGTGTCGGCGCGGGGTGTCCGGCCGCGCGGCGCGGTGGTGCTACTTCTCTTGACCGGGGCGACTGACCGGGTGCTACCACCTTCGCGTCGCTGGAGCTTCTCCTCGATCGCGGCGACGATAAAGGCGTTCACGGTCTCGCCGTCCGCTTCTGCGGCTGCCCTCACGCGCGCCTCAAGGCCGCCCGGCATGCGGACGGCCTTCGGCTTGGTGGCGTGCCGGTTAGGCATTCAGTCCACGCTCCAGTGCGGGTGGCCCTGCATGTTCTGCTCGTAGCGCATGTGCTCGGCCATGTGGTCGCCGCAGAGGCGGGGGCGGTTCGCGGCCTCGTGCTCGGGGAGGTAGAAGAACTGCATCGTGCAGCGCTTGCGGCCGTCCTTGCGCCCGCAGGTGATGAGGTACTGGCTGTAGTCCGTGACCTGAGTCTCCATGCCCCGCTCCCTCGGTAGGTTGTACTACCACCCTAGCCGGTTGTGCTACCACCTGTCAAGCGTCCCCGGCAAGACCTGCGGGCAGGCAAAGGCCGCGCCCTGACCCCATAGGCCATGGAACCAGGGTGGTGACCCGATGGGCCATGCACCCGTCCCGAAGTGCGGCGCCACCAACCGCCAGGGCCAGCCGTGCGGCAACCCGGCAGGCAAGAATACCGACCACTTCGGTACGGGGAACTGCGCGAACCACGGCGGGGCAACCCCGGCCGGCCGCGTCCACGCCCTGAACGAGCAAGCGCAGCGTCTCCTCTACAAGCACGACGCTGGCCCCGTCGCCGATCCCCTTGAAGCCCTCCAGCGTCTCGCCGGGCGTGCCCTGGCTCTTGAGGAGACCATCGGGGAACTGGTCAACAACCTCCGCTCGGTGCGGTACGAGACCGAGGCTGGCGGGGAGCAGTTGCGGTCCGAGGTTGCGGTGCTTGAGCGGGCGATGGACCGGTGCGGCAAGATCCTGGTGGACATCGCGCGCCTGAACATCGAGGAACGGCTGGCCCGGATCACGGAACGGCAGGCGGAGATCGTCTCCGAGGCGCTGACCGCCGCACTGTCCGAGATGGGCATGCCAGCGGAGCAGCAGCGCGAGGCCCGCGGCCGGGTTGCCCGGCATCTCCGCGTTGTCCCCGGCGGCCCGTAGTGCCGCCGGATTTCGCGTCGGTGCTGGCTGACCGGCTTGACCCGCCCGACCTTCAGGAGAGCGTCTTCGAGGCGCTGGACTACGTGCCGACTCCGAAGCAGGCCGAGTTTCATGCGGCCACGGAGTTCGATGTGCTGTTCGGCGGTTCCCTGGGCGGCGGGAAGACCCTCGCGTGTCTCGCCCAGGCCATCCGGGCGTGCGTGGAGTACCGCGGCATCCGCGTCGGCGCGTTCCGCCGCACCTACGGCGAGCTGAAGGAATCCCTGCTCGCCGAACTCGCCCAGCGGGGCTACGCGGCGTCGCTCGGCGCAGTCTGGAACGGCGCCGAATATGAGCTGAAGTTCCCGAACGGCAGCATGATCATGTTCCGCTACGCCGAGTCGGTGAAGGATGCCACCCGCAGGCAGGGTGGTCAGTACCAGTTGCTTGTGTTCGATGAGCGGACGCTGACGCCGCCCGAGGTGGTGTCGTTCCTGGAGTCCCGGCTGAGGTCCGGCCGTGCGGACATCCCGGTGCTGGGGATCAGGTCCAGTGCGAACCCGGGCGGTCCGGGCCATGGTGCCGTGAAAGAGCGGTATATCAAGGCGACTGCCTACGGTAAGCGGATCATCACCGATGAGCGTGGCCGGACCGTGCGTTTCGTGCCGTCCAAGCTGAGCGATAACCCGCATGTCAACCCGGAGTACGCGGCTGACCTGAAGGGGCTGCCGGAGAAGCTGCGGCAGGCGTTCCTCGACGGCAACTGGGATGTGTTCGCCGGGGCGATGTTCCCTGAGATGTCCCGGGACCGGCATGTTATCGAGCCGTTCACGCTGCCTGGGTCATGGCAGCGGTTCTGCGGCGTTGACTGGGGCTATTCCCCGAGCGCGTGGGCTGTGCTGTGGGCTGCCGTCGATGAGAACAAGCGTGTCTATGTTTACCGTGAGCTTTATGCACGCGAGGTCGGCGAGGAAGAACAGGCCCGGCGCATTCTCGCCGCTGAGGCTGAAGGCGAGCAGGTGGCCGTCCGGTACGCCGATGATGCGATGTGGGCCACGCGCGGCGCGGTCAAGAGCATCGCGGAAGCCTATGCGGGTGAAGGCGTGCACCTGGAGCCGGCGGGCAAGGGGCCCGGTTCGCGGGTCATCGGCTGGCAGCGGATCCACTCTTATCTCGCCGAGTCCGCGCCGTGCGCCTATCATCGCTCGGCCGGATGGAAGTCCTGCCCGCGTTTGCATATGTTTCCGCAGGCCGAGAACCTGTTCCGTGAGCTAGCGGACCTGCCTCATGCGACCAAGGGCGATCCGGAGGACAGCGACCAGGGGGCAAGCGACCACGCGGCCGACGCGTTGCGTTATCTGCTGATCAATCTTGGCGGTGGCCCGTCGTGGCCTGATGTCCCCCCGCCGGAGGAATCCCCGTTCGCCGCTCTGGAGAAGCTGGAGCCCCGCGGCCCGTTCGCGTGGCGGCCCGGTGATGACGTGGTAGAGCGTGACCCGCGGCAGGGTGCCGTCCAGCGGCCCCCGTGGGCTTAACCAGACTGGCCGGGAGGTCGCATGCCCCTCGCCGGCTGGATACCGCCCGCATTCCGGCGCAGCGACGTCACGGAGAAGAAGAAGGCCGCCGCAGCCGCGCTTGCGGACGGACCCCAGCGCGCACTGCCAGCCCGATCGGGCTTCATCCCCGGAATTCCCGCCGGGGGCGTGGACGAGGTTTACCAGTCCATGGGGGCGTCGACCGGATCAGACCGGAAG